ATTATTCTAATTAATAAGGAGCTTAACAATGGTATTCGAAGGTAATTATAAAATATTTATTCAAGATGAGACAAATAATTATGCAGTTTGCGTTCGTAGAACTGATAATGGTTTGCTAGCGCGTTTTGATTGCGCTTATTCCGCTGAGATGTATGCAAAATCAATTGGGCTTAAATCAGGATTTATAGTCAAAAAATAAAATATTTGCTAAGTTTATGATGTAATCAATAAAGATCGGTCGATTATATACAGACATTAAAAATTTTAAATAAGAAACCTGAAAAACTTTTGGAAAAGGCGGAGACGCATACCGTATATTATATTAGGAGGCAGGCACAATGGAAATTTATTATGAATTTGATGACGATTTTAAAGAAAGATTGATTAAGATTATTGAGGCGTCTTTAAACAGCGAGGCATTATCAAAAGCAGATGCTTCTATTTTATTTCATTGGGTTAGCCACATCAATGAGCCTGCCTATGCCTGGGTTCCAGACAAGTATAAAGTAAATATGCCGAATTATTATGGAGGCAAGAATAATGGGTAAGCATGATAGAAGCACGTATGAAAAAGATTTGGCTGCATTGATTAAAAATCAAACTGAAATCATTAAACAGCAGGTTTTATTAGAGATTATTACGATAGCTTGCAATTGTGATGATTTTGAGCAATTCAAAAAAGTTTTATATGCAAGGGCTCTTGGTATGATGAAACAATTCGAAGATCAAGGCATGCTAAAGCCTGGAACAACGGAAAAAGCTGCTAAGGGCCAATCGATTGATGAAGATAAAAAGAGCGAGTAAAAGCTCGCTTTTTCTTTTAGGTAAATCGTATAATATTATATGGCAGATTTAGTATTTTATTACGGCGCAATGGGCTGCAGCAAGACAGCTAATGCATTGATGACGAGATTTCAATATTTAGATAAAGGCTTAAAGGTATGGTTGATCAAGCCGTCAGTTGATAATAGATCAGGCAGCCATACTATCAGTTCTCGCGTTGGCATCCAAGCTGAGGCTGACGCAGTTGTTGATGCTAATGATAATATTTATATTAGGTGGTATAACGAAGCAAGAAATGCTAAGTTAATTGTTTGCGATGAAGCGCAGTTTTTAACAGAAGACCAAGTTGACCAGCTTAAATATATTGCCGAAAATAATGATATTCCGGTTTATTGCTATGGCCTAAGAACAGATTTTAGAACAAAATTGTTTCCTGGGTCTAAGCGTTTATTTGAAATCTGCAGTAAAACAGTCGAGTTAGAATCAATTTGCGAATGCGGAAAACCGGCAATCATTAACGCAAGATTTAGCAATGGCAAGTTAATGACACGCGGCGCGCAGGTCGATATCGGCGGCGATGAAAAATATAAGGCATTATGCTATAGCTGTTGGAAGAACTTGGCAGGTGAATAGGATGTATAAGATCGAAAAGTTTTTAATCGATAATGGAATGAAATTAAAGAAATCCTATCCAATAGGAACTTTGGTTTATCAAGATTACTGTTCAGACCAAGAAGATGAAGGCTTTTATGGCGTTGATGAAGTAGTTTTATTCCCAAATCACAAACCTGAGCCTTGCTGGGAGATAAGCACAAGCTATCCATATCTGCTTATAATTCCAGGATACGAAGAAGTCGGACCAGATTTTATTGAGAATGCAAAAGAAAGTCTTGAAGAACATTTGAAATCACAAATTGAGTTCAATAAAAGAATGCTTGAAGTTGAAGGCCCGTGGGAGAAGCTAGAATAATGATTAAACTAAGAGACTGGGACAGGCTGTATGTTCATAATTTCGATTGGGTTTTAAGGCGTTTGGAATCTGATTGCTTGAATTCTTATCATGATACCGCTAAAGACTGGCAAGACGCCGTTTTGGTCTTTAATGCGTTTCAAACTGAATTATTTAGGGATTATAGCGTAAATTATACATCTGGTACAAAATTTAAAAAAAGCCTCGTTAAAGGCTTAGATTTGACTGCTGAACAATTATTCGATGTCGCGCATAAATATATTAATCAATCTACAAATCGCACAGTCAGGTATTTCATCTTTCATTGGTGGAATGATTTGAGGCATTATATTGAAGGCGCTTTACCTCCGTTAGACCAACCTTGGCTTTATTACAAACCAGCCACTAAAGAAGAAATCGAGCAGGCAAGAAAAGAGTTCGGCCGCGTTGAAGAGATGAGCTGTGATGAAAAGATTACGCATGATCATACGTTTAAAGATGATGCGCAGGTCTTAGAATATCGCGGCGAAAGATATATCATCGATAATGAATGGGGAGATGCCTGGACAAAGAATAAGAAGGGAGAGATCATTAGTTTCCAATTACAGTGGGATTGGTGGTACCCAATTGACGAACATATAGACTTATATAATATTTAGGGAGAGATTTATGGACGTAATGAAAACATTAGATTTGAGGTTAAAAGACGTATATCAATTACTTATTGGCGAGTGTCGTTATGGCTATAGTCGTAATAATCATTTAATGCCAGATGGCGCTTATGATAAAGTAAAAAGAATTGTTCCGCAAATGTATGAAATTGATAAAGAATATGCTTTATATACTATGAAGCAGATTTGCGAAGAATGTATTTCAGACCAATTAACTTGGAATTTCTTCGATGGCGAAGATGATGAACATGGAAATCGCGCTGAGGCAATTAAGTTTGTCAGATGGTGCTTAGATTGGATTCACGAAAAAGAACATACTGATTGGGAACCATATAATTATGACCAATTTAAGGAAAACTTAAATAAAGACGCTGAACCACGTTATCTAATTTATGAGCTACGAGGCAAGAGCAAGAGAAAATATCTAATTACGCCAGAGCCAGTGAGCCAAGCAGAATATATGAATATCATATTCAAAGACGTTCCAGAAGGCGTTTATGGTACTTATCGACACGATACTCATAAGCTAAGCGATAAACCAGGCGATAGAAGAAGAAGCTATACGTATCATGTTTTATCGCCATTTGAGAAAGATTTTTACGTAAAGCATATTTAAATGCTGTATAATATATTATAAACGGCATCGCTATATTCTAGGCATGCTTAAGAGCTAAAAGAGATCCAAAAGACTGAAATGGAACGCAAAAAATCATCAAAAAAGAGTTCGCTATGAGGGCTGAAGCGAGAGCTTACATCTCAGCAATTCAAAACGATGAAGCTAAACGTGATTCATACGACTAATTTTGGGCAGAACAGGGGTTAATATGAGAGATCCTAAAAGAATTGATGTAATCTTACAAGAAGTCAGCAATATCTGGCACAAATACCCAGATTTACGCCTCGGTCAACTTATCGGGAACGTCTTAGAAGGCGCTAATTTATACTATGTAGAAGATGATGGCTTAGTCGCCGCATTGAAAGATATGTATGAAAATGCGCAAGAAAAAGTTAGTTTTGACAGCGAATCTTATATTTGGGATTTAGTCAAAAAGCACCCAGGCGAATTAGGCTTTATACTACAAGCCAAGACCTACGATGAATACCTCGCAACTTACACAGATGCTGGCGGAACCATTGACGAAGCTGCTTACAATGAGCACGAATTCAGCGTCTTGAAAGACTTCTTCGGCGATGAAGAATAAGCTTAAAAATAACTGCTAAATTAATTGAAATATCGCCTCTCGAAGAGCCTTTGAGGGGCTTTTATCTTACTTAAATTGGCTAAATTTATTACAAGATAATATTGTATACTATAAAGAAGAAAGGAAACTTTTTGTTATTTATGGATGTAATTAAAAGAGACGGTAAAAAAGTAGCCTTTGATGCATATAAAATTAGAAAGGCGATTGAAGGCGCGAACAGTCGTTCGCAAGAGATGGCTGACGAAGATATTAGCAGAATTGTAGAGATTGTATTAAACAAATGCGCAAGAGCTTCCGGCGATCTTAAGGTTGAGGAAATTCAAGATATTGTTGAAGACACTCTGATGAAGAGCAAATTCAATCGGACTGCGAAAACTTATATTTTATACAGAGACAAGAGAACAAGAATTAGGCAAGGCAAATCAAAGCTTCTCAAAGAAGTCGGCGAGAAGCTAATGGGCGTTCATATCGTCAATCAAAACGCCAATGTTGACGAACGTTCGTTTGGCGGCCGTAAAGGCGAAGCAGACAGCGTTTTAACAAAACAATATGCTTTAGATTATTGCATGTCTGAAAAGTCCAGAAATAATCACTTAAATAATGAAATTTATATTCATGATTTAGACTCATATGCTGTTGGTATGCACAACTGCTTATCAATTCCATTTGATGATTTATTAGCTAAAGGTTTTAATACAAGACAAACAGATGTTAGACCAGCGGCTTCAATTAATACGGCTTTCCAATTAGTTGCTGTTATATTCCAACTTCAAAGCTTACAACAATTTGGCGGTGTTTCAGCAACTCACTTAGATTGGACAATGGTTCCTTATGTTAGAAAATCATTCTATAAACATTTTAATGATGGTGTTAAATGGCTTTATGAAGATGAAGATTGTATAGAGCTTAAAAAAGATATGCCAATCGATGATGCTCAATATAAATGGTCTGGTTGGGGCGATAAAATTTATAAATATGCTCTTGATATGACTCAAAGAGAATTGGATCAAGCTGTTGAGGGCATGTATCATAATTTAAATACCCTTCAAAGCCGTTCTGGAAACCAATTGCCATTTACTAGCATTAACTATGGCACCTGTACTTCTACAGAAGGTAGAATGGTTATTAAAGCTTTATTAGAAGGCAGTTTAAAAGGCGTTGGAAAACTTCATAGAACTCCGATTTTCCCGTGCGGCATATTCCAATACATGAAGGGCGTTAACGATAAGCCAGGAACGCCAAACTATGACTTATATAAACTTGCGTTGAAGTCAACGGCAAAACGTTTATACCCGAACTATGCCAATGTTGACTGGAGCAATAATGCTGGCTACGACAGAAACGATCCTAAGACATATTTCTCAACTATGGGCTGCAGAACTGCTAATGGCGCCGATATTAATGCAGAGCCTGGGGTAAATCCACAAACAAAAGACGGTCGCGGAAATATATGCCCAGTTACGATTATCATGCCGACATTAGCTATGGAAGCCGGCAGAGACGTTGAGAAATTCATGGCTTTGCTCAATACAAAAATCCATGAAGCCAAAGATATGTTAATCGAAAGATACGAATATATCTGCAGCCAATGCGCTGATTCCGCTAAATTCATGTACGAGAACGGAACTATGATGGGATATAAGCCAGAAGAAGGCGTTAGAAGCGCCATGAAGCACGGAACCCTTGTTATTGGACAAATTGCTATGGCTGAGACTTTGGAGCTTCTAATCGGCAAAAATCAATGCACTTCAGAAGGTATGGAATTAGCTAAGAGAATTGAGCAATTATTCAAAGATAGATGTGCAGAATTCAAGCAAAGATATCACTTAAACTTTGGTGTTTATTATACTCCAGCTGAAAATTTATGCTATACTGCAATGAAAAAATTTAAAGAAAAATATGGTATAATAAAGAATGTATCAGATCGTGAGTATTTTACGAATAGTATTCATGTGCCAGTTTGGGAAAAAGTATCAGCTTTTGAAAAGATTGATATCGAATCACAATTGACTGGATATTCAAATGCTGGTTGTATCACTTATGTTGAATTAAGCTCAGCAGCAACTGGAAACTTAGAAGCATTGGAATCATTGGTTAATTATGCAATGGACCATGACATTCCATATTTCGCAGTCAATATTCCAAATGATACCTGCTTAGAATGCGGCTATACCGGTGAATTCAATGATCACTGCCCAGAATGCGGAAGTCATCACATTCAGCAATTACGCCGCGTTACCGGCTATTTGACTGGAGACTACAAAACAGCATTCAACTATGGCAAACAAAAAGAAGTAGAAGATAGGGTGAAACATATTTAATGGAAAATTTAGTTTTTACTTGAAAGACACAATTTATTTTTAAGTCATTACTAGCTGGCGTATTAATCGCATTAGCTGGTGGAATCTACTTATCATGTGGTTCGCTTATTTCAAATCCAGATTTAGCTAAGGTAGTTGGTTCATTTTTATTCTCAATTGGACTTATTGCCGTATTAATTCTTGAAGCAAACTTATTTACAGGTAAGGTTGGTTATATTGACAATTGGCATAAGTTTGGGTTAGCTTGTGCTTGTTTAGTTTATAATTTACTAATTGCTTTCTTAATTGGTTTATTATATCGCGGAATTAATAGCAGCGCAGTTATTGGCCCATTTGCCCCAGAAAGTGCAAGATTATTAAAGCCGTGGTATAAAATGCTTGCTGATGGCTTTGGTTGTGGCGCCTTAATTTATCTGGCAGTTGAGCTTTATAGAAAAACTAAAAGCGTTATTCCAGTAATTATCTGCGTTATGGCATTCATTCTTAGTGGCGCCGAACACTGTATTGCTGATGCTTTCTATTTAGGAGCTAGCACATTATCTTGGAAGGCTTTTGGTTACTTATGGTTAGCAGTTGCTGGCAATTCTGCCGGTGCTGTTGCATTACACTGGTTGCAAGTTGGAGCGGAAAGATTAAATGAAATACCTGACGATTTACACAGATAGTATAAGCGATGGCCCTGGTATAAGGGTCTCTGTTTATTTTGCTGGCTGTTTACCAAATAAATGTAAATCTGGAAATTGTCCAGGATGCCATAATCCAGAAGCTCAGAAGTTTAATGTTGGTGAAGAATATACCGAAGAAACAAAGAATTATATTCTAGGCCTTTGCAGAAATCCATATATTGCTGGTTTGACGCTCTGCGGCGGCGAGCCTTATGATCAAGATGAAAATCAATTAATTGAGCTTCTGAAGGCTTTTCACGAGCAGAACCCAGATAAAAATGTTTGAATTTATACTGGTTATGAATTTGAACAAATCCGAAACAGAGAATTAACAAAGTATATCGATGTAGCTGTGGTTGGGCCATTTATCTTAGAACAAAGAGATATTTCTGACGACAATAGATGGCGCGGAAGCAGAAATCAAAGAGTAATAAATGGACAAGAATCTTTAAAAAGCGGCCAAATTGTTTTCTTAGACGAAATACCTAATAATGAGTAGCTATGCATTAATGCATAGCTTTTTATTTTGCTAAATTAAATGCTGTTGACTTGGGAGGTTGACTGCATGAATTTTTGAAGCAAATATTCGTACAATGATTATGAAAATGCTTATTGCCGCAGGCGCTACGCTGAATGCAGAGAAATAGGCATTTATCTTTTGGCAAAGTTAAAAGACGATAAGTCAAAAAAGCTTTTAAATAGGCTTAATAAATTTGAGCATGATTGAATGCGCCCAGATTATGATGCCAGTCTTTTAACAGACGTAAAGATATGACTTATGATAAATGCAAATAATTTTTAAGCTATCGTATAATAAAATGGGTTCCCGGACGGCCCATAGCGATCCAGCCCGTTAGAGGAGAAAGCAAAAATATGGGAAAAGAACTTAAAGGCATTACGGCCAAAGAAGCTAGAAAACTAGCAGATGAGTCTGACTTTACGCTTAGGCATATCTACAAAGCGATCAGAGAGCGCGCAGAAGAAAATAGCACGTCTCTCGAGTGGTGTATTTACGACACAAGTAAAGGCGCATTAGATCTCATTGAGACCCATTTAAATGAAGATGGGTTTAAAACTGAAATTGCCGACGATTCGCTGACAATCAAGTGGTAATCTAATACGAAAATTTTGGAGTCGGGCATCAGTCTGGCTCTTTTTATTTACATAGTAAATATTGTATAATATAATGTTATGAAATATATAGTTAGATGCAAAAAAACTTTATATTACGATTGATCGATCGATAAGTTTGACGACAATAAAATCGCATTAAAAAATAAGTCCATAGTAGAAGATTTGTTTAATAATAAAATTGTGTTAGTGTCAAAAAAGGATCAGCTTGCAATAGTAGAGGATTTTGAAGACGGGAATAAAGTCAAATTAGATATCCTCGCCGGTAAAACTTATGAGGCTGATTTCAAAACAATTCAGCAACACTTTGATTTAATTTATTTGAATGACGTTTGCTTTGAAACAAAGCAAAAATTAATTAAACGCATGAAGAAATAAGTTGTATAATATACTATGAGTGAAATGATTTATAAAAAAGACTATACTACTAAATCTCAAAAAGTAAAGCTTATAGAAAGCCGCTTCTTAGGCAGGTACTATGTAGAGGGCCTTATTTATACGGATATTGTAGATTATGATTTAGGTGACGAATATAATTTACCAGTTAAAGAACCTGCTGAAGTAGAAGCATATATTCACAATCATTTTTATAGTATAATAAATAAAAACATAGACCAAGTTTGGGAAGCAATTTGGGAAGACCTTAGCTATGCGTAAATAAAATAAATAATTATTAGGAGATCATTAAAAATGGCAATTAAAGTAATTAAACACGGAGAAACAAAATTTAAGATTACTTGCCCTATATGCGGCTGCGAATTCGAGTACGAATTCGAAGACTTAGTAGAAAGATACAGTATTGTTAAACAGGTTAAATGCCCAGATTGTGGCGAGTGGCTGACCCATAAAGAAGTGTATCCAACTTATCCACATTATCCAAATTGGCCAAAAGTTGGCGATCCAATTCCACGTAGCCCATTTGATCCAATTACCAAGCCTTATGTCACTTGGACGACTACTACCACAAATTCTTGGCCAGATTGCGAGACTTGCCCAAATAAGCCAGATCCAACAAAAACAATAGTCGGCGATACTCCGTGCACTTGGTGCAAGAAAAATCAACCATATTGTTTTACAGGCGATAAATTTCCAATAGATTATAAAGGCGGCGTATACACCGTAAAACCAGAAAGCTATAAAGATACAACAACTACATTTAGTAATATTGCGGTAGACACAAATTTAAAAGATATTAAGACGACATATACTGCTGATATTAATGCTGAAAAATAATGGCAAAATGCTATTATTTTTTTATTTTTATTGTATAATATAAATGTACGTAGACATGTTTATCTTGATTTATTGTCTATAAAGCAAATCAAGCGGGACTGCTATAAATGCGTACGTATAGCAAAGACGTTAAAGAGCCGGAAGTCAGTTTTGAATTATCTGCTGGATGGATGAAACAAAAAATTCCCAGATCGGAGAAAAATATGGATAAGATTTTAAAAGCGTTTGATGGGCACATCAGAGTCAATGAATCAAACAAGACCGTTGAAGTTTACAATGAGTATGGCGTTACGATGAGGCTGATTGTAGATGAAGAAACTTTAGCTGAGTTCAGAAAACATTATCCAAGTTTCTAATTTATACTGAAAAGTAGGCGTAAGTGTGTAAAAACAAACACTTACGCTTTTATTTTGGTATAAACTGTATAATATAAAGAGGGTTTATTTATGGGAAATTTAAGTAAGCATTTAAAAGTTGTTCATAATCATAGAAAATACGTTAGAAGAATGTGCTGGAAAATGGGGTTATTTCGGCAAGGCTTATTCCATGATTTGTCTAAATATTCTATTACAGAATTAAAAATTGCGAAATATTATGGCGGCGATAGAAGCCCACACGCAGTTTGTCGTGATACAATTGGCTATAGTCCAAGTTGGATGCATCACTATCATGTAAATAAGCATCACTGGCAATTCTGGTTAGATATGGAAGATTGGCCAGATAAAGTTATTCCGGTTAAGATGCCTTATAAATATGTTATTGAAATGCTTTGTGATATGGCTGGGGCAAGTAAGGCATACAACCCAAAGAATTGGGAACCGAAAATGCTTTGGGACTATTGGGAACAAAAGTGCAAGGGCAAAAGACTTATGCATCCGGATTCAGAGTATTTAATTGAAAAGCTTATTTGGAATTATTATCAATTTGGTGAGAAAGATTTTATTAAAAACTATAAAGAGCAAAAGCAATATTTAGCAAAAGCTTATAATAATGGCTATATTAGAGATGAAATGTCTATTGATTGTTAATAAAAGCTATTTACAATGTCCTCCGTTTATTGTATAATATAAACAGAGGTTTTTATTATGAACAATATTATTACATACCCAAATCCGCTACTTAGAGAAATCTCACAAGAAGTTAAATTGCCGCTATCAGTAGAAGATAAAAAACTTTTAGATGAAATGTATGCGTGGTTGAAAGAAAATAATGAAACTGCTGTCGGTTTGTCGGCCATTCAAGTCGGCGTTCCGAAAAGAATGTGTGTCATTAGACATACAATGCCAAGTGGTAAAATCGTCAATTATAAATTAGTCAACCCGAGAATTGTTCGTAAGTCTAATAAAACCGAGTCATATCCAGAAGGTTGTTTATCTGTTACAGAAGAGCACGATGAGCCTATTACTCGTTCAGAGCAAGTCATGGTTATGGCGTATGATGCTATTTCAAATAAGAATATCGTTGTCGAAGCCGCTGGTTTTTTGGCAAGGGTTTTTCAGCATGAGATAGACCATATGAATGGCATTTTATATATTGATTATATTAATAAGGTAAAAGAATAATGGGTCGTTATAATATAGAAGACAAGATTAATTTTCCAAAAGATTGGCAGATCGATTTAACGCATAACGAAAATATTAAAATAAGATACGGCGCATGCGTTTATAAAATTGATATTGAAAAATTCTTGAAAGAATTCGGCAGCTTAGTAGAAATAGTATATGATTCAAAGGCGGAAGAATGATGTTAGCGAAATTCAAAAAATTCGTAGAAGAGATTTTAGCCGATAACTCAAGATCGGCTAAGATTGCGGTTTTGGAAAAATATAAAGACGACGAAGACATCAGATATCTTTTGCAGTTTATTTACGACCCGTATATTATCACTGGCATCTCAGAGAAGAAATTAAATAAAGAATTATATATTCAATATAATAGTTTGTTTATAGAATGGGTTTCATTCGATACTTTAAAAGATTTATTGGAATATTTGAAGACTCATAATACAGGCCGTGATGACGATATTGCGACAGTTCAGATTACGAGAAATGCGCTTGCCAAAGAGGATGCGGATTTATTCAATAGAATTGTCACGAAGAACCTTCAATTAGGCGTTGATGCGAAAACCATTAATAAGGTAATGCCCGGCTTAATTCGCGAGTTTAACGTTCAATTGTCAAATAAGTATTTCGATAAGCCTGAAATCGTAGAAGGCAAAGAATTCGCTATCACTACTAAAATCGACGGCAGCAGAATTATTGCGATGAAAGACAACGGCGTAGTTTCTTTCTGGACTCGCCAAGGCCAACCCTACGAAGGCTTGGTTGATTTAGAGAAAGATTTATTGGCTTGCCCATTCGATAACTTCGTCTTAGACGGCGAAATCGTCGCCGCAGCGACTTCTAAAGAAGATACTTATAAAAACACTATGAAGCTCAGCAGAACAAAAGACGCTGAGAAGCACGGTCTTAAAATGCTTGTTTTCGATTATATGGAAATCGCTAACTTCAAAGCGCAATGCTGCCCAGTAAGCTATAGCATGCGAAGGGCTGCGGTATCGGCGATGTTCGACTTGTATAAATTCACTTATTTCGCTTTGTTGCCAATACTTTATAAGGGCACAGATACAAGTAAGATTTTAGAGCTTTTAGATGAGCAGGTCAACAAAGGCGAAGAAGGAATAATGCTGAACCTGGCGGATGCACCTTATATTTTTGGTAGGACAAGCTATTTACTTAAAATAAAAAAGTTTAAAGACTGTGATTTAATTATTACTGGCTTTGAAGAAGGAACAAATAAATTACAAGGAACTCTTGGAGCTTTAATTTTAGATTACAAAGGCAATGAGCTTAGGTGTGGTTCAGGCTTTTCAGATGAACAAAGAGCTGAGATTTGGGCTAATAGAGACCAATATCTTGGTAAGATAGCTGAAATTAAATACTTCGAAGAAACATACAATCAGAATGGTGGAATTAGCTTAAGGTTTCCAACATTTAAAGATATTAGAACTGATAAGATTGAGCCAAATTACTAATAATATGTATAAGATTAAAAAGAGCGTTTACAAACGCTCTTTTTGTTGTATAATATTATTAGAGGATTTAAAAGATGTTTAAAAAGCAAATTGAATTAATTAAACCAATTAATTATCCTAAAGACATTCAAGATAACCCTACTTTTATGTTTGGTGTTGATAATCGTATTTATCGTAGTTTGCACAATTTATTTGAAGCTTTTTGGATTTATCATAAAAAAGAATTATATTTAGTTGGCGGTGTTGTCAGGGATTTATTGTTAAATAAAACGCCAAAAGACTATGATTTAACAACTAATGCATCAATTGAAGAAATTCGTGAAATTTGTGCTGAGTTAAATCTTAAAACATTTGATAGTGGTGTAAAACATGGAACACTTACAATTATAGATGAATTTTATAAGGCGTCTTATGAATGCACAGTTTATCGTAAAGATGGTGAATACACAGATGGCAGGCATCCTGATACTGTTGAATTTGTTTCTAGTTTAGAAGAAGATTTAAAGCGTCGTGACTTTACGGTTAACTCTTTTGCTTATAACTTATTAACTCAAGAGTTAGTTATGTTAGACGAGTCTTACTTAAAAGATTTAGAATATGGCATTATTAGAACAGTTGGAAATCCAATTGACAGATTTAATGAAGATGCTTTAAGAATGCTCAGAGCCTTACGTTTTGCAGCACAATTGAATTTCACTATCCAAAGAGACACTTATGCAGCTATTAAAGAATTAGCTCCAAAAATTGCTTTAATTTCAAAAGAAAGAATTCGCGATGAAATCACTAAGATACTTTTAAGCAACAAACCAGATATGTTAAAGTTATTTGTTTTATCTGGCCTTGAGGAACCGGCATTTGGGTTTGCTCCACTCGGTGATATGATGAAATGTGATCACCAAAATCCATGGCATTATGCAGATGTTTTTCATCACACAATGGATGTTGTAAATAGTGTTCCTGCTACATTCGAACTTAGATGGGCTGCATTATTACATGATACCGGTAAACCAACTGTAAAATCATTAAAAGAAGGAACCACAGACTATTACAATTATATTAATCACCCAGATGTTTCAGCAGAAATTGCTCTAAGATTAATGGAAACACTTAAGTTTTCTAATGATCAAAAAGATATTATTTATAAGTTTGTTAAATATCATGATGCGCATTTAGCTGAAGCAAGAAATTCAGTATTTAAAGCGGTAGTTAATGAAATTGGTAAAGATAATTTTTTAAATTTTATTAAACTAAGGGCCGCAGATGCTTTTGCCCATAGATTATTAATGGATACTAAATTTGCAGTTGATTTTCCAGATATTGTAAAAGAAAGATTTATTAAGATTATTGAAGAAGATCAAGCATTAAAAGTTACTGATTTAAAGATTAATGGTTATGATTTAATTAATCTTGGTTTGCAAGGTAAGCAAATTGGTGATTGCTTAAATCACTTACTTAACGCAGTATTAGAAGATACAACTTTAAATACTCACGAGGTTTTAACTGAATTAGCTGAAAAATTTATCGAAAATTTATAAAAAAGACGTTTACAGGCGTCTTTTTTTGTTGTATAATATAATAAAGAGTTTCTTAGAAGGGAGCTGCGTGATTATGAGTTTAAAAGAAGTTTATTCTGTTGTTGCTGATGAAAAAGAACTTAAATGGTTTTTTGATCATGTAATCCAAAGACCACAAGTTAATGAATCATATTCAGCTGTTTTTGTTTGTAGGCACAAAAAGTTAACAAAAGAAGAACAAGAAACTCTTGGCTTAACAAGAAAAGAAAGCGAATTTTTAGCTATTCAAACTTTTAGATTGAAGAATATTAAAGAAGGTAAGAATGCTAATGACCCAGATTTATGGACTTTTGATAATTTTTTAAAACACCTTAAAAGATTTGAAGTAAATAAAGAAGCTTATACTACTTCAACAGGTGAGCCACTTCCAGATCGTTGTTTAGCAACAATTTTTTACGTAAACCCATGTGATGATATGAAAGTATGTCGCGCTTTTGTTGACGAATATATGGAAGTTACAGAAGCAATTTCAAAAGCTATGTTGAACGGAAAAACAACTGCTGATAATTATCAAAGCTATCAATGGTTTGGCAATGCAGAAAGCACAATTAAGCACTTTAAAGCTAATAAAAAAGGCAGCAGGTTTCTAATGGATTTCGATATCGACGTTCCGCATTGGTTCAGAGACCAGCGCGGCGAAGGCGAGGGCACCGGCGCGTACTTTGC